CTTAACATAAGAATTGACTAGTAAATACAGATACTCTGGGTCAACGATCTCTGTTTGAACAGCTACAATTGATTTTGGTGTAATTATGTCATCAATGATTCTTTGTTTTTCTGATTCTGAAATATAATAATTTGCCTTTGGATTAATTGAAACAAAAACTTTACCATAAACTGGAGGCGTTTGTTCTTCTCCACCCCAAACAGAAATTGAATCAAGAGCTGGGTAATTTTGTTTTATATAACTTTCATAATCTTTAAATGTGACTAATCTGTTTTGAGTAGCGAATTGGGAAATAGCTGATGATTTAACCGAATCAACACTCTCTCTTTCGGAACCTCCGGCGGCACTACTGACAACCGAAACGGTAATGTCGGTTAGCCCAGACAAAGAAGTAGCAGGAACAAAACCTGATGCTCCGTTTGGATCAGAGCCACTTGAAATTAAATACGAAATAGAAATGACAGACCCATCTCCTAATTTTTTACCTACAACATCATCACCGAAATATATTTGAAATTTACCATTACGTGTTTCTTGTAAAAAGTAAACTTCTGACGCCGATCCAACATCAAGTATATCAGTAACTTTATTGTAAACGGATGTATCTGTGTTTGAAGAAGATGGTCGTACAGAAACTTTTAAGGTCGTAGTGTCGATGTTTGGATCAGGCAAAACAAAAACTTGTTTTGGATTTGAAGAATTATCTTGATTAAATTGTAAAGATACGTATTGACCTTCAAAAAGTTCCAAATCTTCATAGTGATAACTAGTGTTAGACTTTGTAACTGTCACATCATCCAAAACAATAAAATTATAAGAAGTATTATTTAAAGACTCGGATAAAAAAGTAAATCCTCTAGGAATAGTCAAAGTTCCTGGAGATGTTGATCCACTGGCTACAGTAACATTACAAACAGCTCGTGATGATCTTACTGAATGTGGAGTATATCCTAATGTTTTAGCATGTGATATAACCGATTCTCTTAAAATAGCAGTATCTAAAAAGGCCTCATTTGCCACCATGTTTAGATAGTAGGCATTGTAGTGTGTATTGTATGCTAGAATATCCAGCAAAACACTTAAGCCCGATCCTTCAAAATCGTAATCGGTAAACTCAGATTGTTGTTTTAAGTAGTCTTTTAGGTTTTGTTTAATCGAGTCGAAATCTAACTCAGACAACACTAATCGATTTGTCGCCATTATCTTACCCGTTCAAGGAAAAAATTTATTGATATTGGTTCTGTTCTATTCACAATAAAAAATTCCAATTCAACTTTGTAACCGTTGTTATCGTAATCTGGTACTAAATTTATTGTTTTTATTCTAGCTCTTGGCTCATAGCTTCCAATCACAGATTCTATTTCTCTTTCTATACTAGCCGAAGTAATAATATCAAGAGGTTCAAAAAGAAGCTTTTGAATGTTACTGCCTATGTCTGGTTGAAAAGGTTTTTCGTAATGATTAGTTGAGATTAAATTTTTTACCGAGTTGATAACGGCATATTCGCCAACGTGTTTATTCACATCCTTTTTAACAGGATGCACATTGAAAAACAAATCCAGGTCTTTATAAGTTCTAGAAATATTACTGTCTACAGTTGCCATCTCTTATTTATTCAACCTCCAACAAATACATCAGGTGATCCCTGTGTGATTATATTTGGTCCATATTCATCTCCAATTCTTCCCATTCCTTTTCCTCCAATTCTTACGGAGCCAGAATAAGAGGATAATGTTGAGGTATCTGTCGTACATCCTCGTTTTGGATGCGCAGCAATTGTGTTTCCAGCAACGACAATCAATTTACCGTTTGCATAAACATTTTTGTCGTTGACTTGACCAACAGAAGTCCTCATTGGAGATTTACATTTTTTCCCAGAACCGTCTTTTGACATGACGCTATCGCCTGATCTTGATACAGCTGGCATTAATTTTTTCCTTTAGCTACAACTTCTATGATTTTATCTCTTGCTGGGTCATACTGCCAATAATGCCACTGATACAGTTCATCATCCACATCTTTCTCTGGGCCGGCCGGAGAAGAAGCCACTCTTATGACCACAGGATAAGTCAATTCTATTTCAGTAGGTTGTGGCATCACATATAGATTTAAACCGTAAAAATCCTCTTTAGTATCTGGTGGCAATATTTTTTGGTCATACTCTTTTGTTTCTGTATTAAATGTTGGCATTGTAAACTGAAAGTATGTTCCAGGAAAAACATTTGATGTTGTTCCACTAATCTGAATTGTATTATTTCCAATTGAAGTTGCCGTTAGTCCTATTTTTTCAAAGTCATATGTTGATCTGGCCGATAAAACATCTATTGGAATCTTTTTTCCATCCAAAAGCTGCAAATAATAAGCAGAAAAAACAACATCTACAGAGAAAGAATCTCCTTCATAAACAGAATAAACTGTTTTGTTTTTTAGTGCCGCATCTAAAATATCATCCCTATCATCATCTGGTATAGTTTTAAAACCAACAGGATTTGTTTGTGTTGCTTCAATAGTTACATTCATGTTAGTTGAAATCTATTCTAGGCGCATTAAATGTCATATTGCCTTCAGATGTAACATCACATGTTCCACCAACGGTTAGTTCGAAGTTTCCTCCAACTTCCATTTTTGCGTTTCCATCTACATAAACAGTAACATCTCCTTTGACATACACCTGTTCATCTCCAATAACAACCTCAAATTTATTTTTTTGTATTCTCTCTACTTTGTCACCCTCTGGACCCCATTCTATGTAAGAACCAGAACGATGATAAAGATGAACTCTTTCAGATCCTTTTGTGTCATCAAACTCTAAAGCATGACCCGATTCAGATTCATAAACATTGTTGTATGGATACTTAGCCTTGTAATATGAATCTTGTTCTACTTTGCTTGCTTTCTTTTCTTTCTTTGCTGTTAATATCTCAGATGGATATTCAGAATCATTTCTTGCAAGTCTTGATGTACTTGGTTCATCTAATTTTCTTGGATAGTTTGTCGCCGATTCATATGGTTTGACTGGCGCCGAAGATAGTTCATCACCTGTTCTTGGATCACCAAAAGGTTCTTGTGGGTTAGGAGCAGAAAGTGGTATCGAAGGAAAAACACCAACGATAACTGGTGCCTGAGCATTATCAGCATCCAAAAAGAAACCAAAAACCATATCGCCTTCTCTTGGCGCATACGTATTGGTATTATTTGGTGGATAAATTGGTTGAGCCCAAGGCAAGCTCGCTGTTGGCAACTGTGCTTTGTTAGGTGAGTGCCATCCAACAATTCTAACTCGGCATCGACCAAGTTTAATTGGATCATTTCTATCTTCAATGATTCCAGTCCACCAAACAAAACCATTTAAACCAGCAAAGTCTTTAGACATTAAGCTACAGCTCCTCCATAATTCAAAGCGGCTTCCCTAAACTCGGTATTATCGACAGCACCATAAGATTTAGAACTAGAGTTTTTACACACTTCTATTATTGTTTCGTGCTTATCATAACGAATAATATGTCTTGTTCCTACGATAAGATATTTTCCGTATAGTGTCCGGTCAAAGTTATCTCCACCTTCACAGTATCCACCATCGTCATGTATCGCTCTTGAAGGTATTTTCAGAAACAAATTATAACCAGAACTTACAGCAAAATTTCCTGGTAAAGTTATTCTAACTCTTTGTTGAAATAAATTTGAGAATATTGTTTTTCTTTGAAAAACGTAATTATGGGTGTCATCCAAAGTTGTAATGGATTTTGGATCTTTTGTTTTTATATATGAACTATACTTTTGAGCTTCTGTAAAATTGTAAACAGATTTTCTTGAATCATAGGCTTCAAAGTTATCCACATCGTTTCTATTTTTAAAATACAATAAATTTGGAGTTTCATTACCATTTTTCATTTTGCCTTGAACATCCAAAAATGACATGTTCTTTGTTGAAAAGTTTTTGGTAATAGGATCATAACCAATAAATTGTCCTGCTGCAACTCCTGAATTTGTGAAATCAATTAAATCATATTGACTAATAACTCTTATATCCCTAGCCCCAGTTAATTCATTTGCTGTTGAATCTTCAATGTTTTTAGGATCAAAATTGACTTGAAATATTTCTGGCCAAGCTAATAATGAAGAAACGGATACAAAGTTATAACCCGACTTATTTTGAAAAAAGAGAAAATCGGGAACCATATTTTCATTAACAGCTCTTTTTGCCATCCATTGTATGGCATCTATTGGTTTTAAATTAGGTACAACAAAGTATTTTATTCCATGTGACTTAGTAAAGACGCCTTTTATCCACGATTCAAAAGGTGCTTTCAATTTTTCGGTTAATATTTTAACAGCGATTTCGAAATAAGTTCCTTGAAATCCCGAATTAATTAATTGTTGTTGTGAAAAAACATATTCATCCGAAACGAAGTGTAGAAGATACATTTCACTTGTTTGATTTATATTTTTTCTGTTAGATTGTTTGTATATTCTAAAAGATTTTCTTATTCTCAGGTCGTCAGAATCTTTTCCTATGTCCATGACAATGAATTCACTACCATCTAATAATAGTTTACTTGACAGTCCTATAGCATCGGTAATTAAAACATTACCTGACATGCAGGGTTGGAGAATGGAATCAAAAATGTTTAGCTCATCAAATAGGTTTTGTATATCTAATTTACCGCCTTTTGTGACGATAGCCAACTCATTAATTTGAAACTGTGTTGTTTGAGATAATGATAAAGACATATTAATTTCCTGAACTCAGTTTCTTTATTTCCTGGTCTAGAGGTGCCACAAATTCTGGTCTTAAAAGTTTAATTGTTCTTTTCTTCTCGTTTTCTTCAATTTCATAATCATAATATGTTTTAGTTTCTTTTGTCAGTCCTATGGTAAGTAATTTACCATCAGATAATGTTTTTGTAATTGTATAAGTTGATGTATTTGAATACGTAGCAGAGTCGGTTTCATATTTGACAACCACAGGATCTTGGCCAAATACAGTTTTTGTTTCTACGATCAAATATTGTTTTGTGTTTAGTTTAGCCCATTCTGTACCGGTCTGAGAACCAGTGGCATTAGCAGAATATTTTTCGTTAATAAATTTGATTAAAGTTCTTTGATCAAGTGGCCAATCCCATAAAGGATCAACAATATCATTTACCATCAAAACAGCCCAATGTTTTTCAGGCGAATCATAAATTTTTGCAGCAATAATTTCCGGAGTATCACTGTCTTGAATATCATACTCATAATAAAAAACTGAATTGTTTTTAAAACCTTCTTCAAATTTAAATCTAGTTAAAATGTTGGTAACAACATCAAGACTTGAAGAATCTAAATTGGAAAAATAATAAGTTTTTGGAAAATATTTAAAGTATCTAGCCAAGATTAACCTCTTTGTGTACCAAAAGTTCTCGTAAAGGAATCTTTTGTGAGAATTTCTGTTTCTTCGAAATCTAAAGAAAGTGTTATACCAACGGGCATACCAGTTCTACCTAAACTAGGTTTAGTTTCGAGAGTTTCATACGCAGCCCAACCATTCGGTGCGTAGTTGATATCAATACCTTTTAAAACACAAGTTGATATTTTTGGTATATTGGGATTTTCAAATCCATTGTAATAAAATTTTATATCAAACTCTGATGGAGGAACTAAGAAAAAACCACCAGTATTTGATTTTATTTCTGGAGCTTGGTGAAATCTTAGTCTCTCTAAAATGTTTTGTACTTCTAATGCTTCTTTTTCATCTCTTGGATAAAAAACAAAATCAAATCTAAATTGTCTGAATTGTGGAGATGAATAAATCATTTCTAACATTGGGTTCATCGCCAGGCCAGTACCTGCTGCAAATAACACATTACCTAAATCACCTTGAGTTTTAGCTAAAGCAGCGAAAGCAAAAGGAGATAAATTCTTGGTCATCTCTTTACTGATTTCTTCACCACTTTTTCCTGAAGCTGACATATTTTTATATGTCTCTGCAGCTGCTGTTCCTGCAGCAAGACCTCCAGTCAAACCACCTGCTACTGAAGGTGTTGAATATTGCTGGTTATATTGAAAGACCAACGTATCTGGCATGTAAAGAGCAATAGTGTCTGTTGTTCTACGAATTGTTCTAGTGAAAGCACTGTTTGTTATACCTGAAAGTGCAGACTGTATAGATTCGCTTGCTCCCTCAGAAGCGCCTCCAAGTATACTAGATAGAGTTTGTCCACCAGAACTTTGACCAAAAAGATTCTTTACACTAGCCGCACCTTCAGACGCTAAACCACCTATTGATTTTACTGTTTCATTTTCAGACACCCTTTTCAAAACATCAGAGGATACTTCCGAAACCGTTTTTATATTGCCGCCTAAATTAGTTGATCCTCTGATAGCACTTTGAGCGTTTCTATTTTGTATGACTGTAGGAGTATCTGATACTGTTTTACCTTTAAACTGAGTCTCTCTTTGCTCATTAATATGGATAACCATATAATGACCTTTATCGAAATTTCCTAAATCAAGAGGATAACGAAAAGTATTATAATTATACTGTGAATTAACCAGGTTATCAGCCGATCCACCAGTTCTTACTTTTTGATTGAATTTAATATCAGTGAGAGAGAAAAGAGCCA